CAATTAATGCTGCGTATGAATGCATACGAGCCAAAGCCGATAAATGAAATTGAATCTCTTCTAACCAAGAACGTTCATTTTTATATTCATTAATCAAAGCTCTTAATTTAAGTTCAGTTTCTTCATTTATTGAACGATTGAATACCTGAAGAATTACTTTAAAGTGGTATGGATTACCGCCATAATTAAACCATTCTTCAATATTTCCAACGATATTCAATGTTTTAAAAATTTCTTCTAATGCGTATTTAGTACCTTTGTATCTATGCATTTTTATAGCAGATTTAATAAGGTTGCGTTTTTCGGTTTCACTTAAAGCCTGCAACCAACCCTCGTTCCCTGTTATGTGATATTGTTCAGCTAAATGTGGCAAAGCATCTACAGGAACATTGTCTATTATTGAAACCAAGAGAGACTCCAAGTCTAGTTGTGCGAATCTTTCTTCGCATATTTCATCAAAAATTTTAAGGTTAATGTCATTTACAGGTGCAAGAGTTTTTTTACTATTCATCTGCATAACCTCCTATTGAGATATTAAAATTAGTCAAATTCGCCCATTCAGATTCTGAAATTTCAATGTCACTTGGAGTTTTTAAATCAACTTTAAACACTCCGTAAACGCTATTTAAAATTGCTATAATTTGCGTTTGAATGACATTTTTTCCTAGTTTTTCAGACAATGAAATTTTGTATTCATTTAACTTGGCATTAATAGTTGTTTGAACGCTTGTAACATCAGCATCCTTGTATAAATAGATAGTTGCATCAATTGTGAAATCTTTTTTTGTTGGAGATAAAACCTTAACTAAATCTGTTAATGGTCTAATTTTATCGTCAGATAAATATGCCTGCACAATATTTATAATTTCATTATTAGGGTTTCCATCTGATGTTAAAGGATAAATATTAACCACACCGGGAGATGGGGAATTTATTGCAACATCAATTATTGATTGATGAGCCGTTAAAGTATGGTAGCGATAAGCACCTCTGCTCCCTGCATTAGAAAACTTTTCAGGAGCTTGTCTAATTCTTTCTCTTAAACTTTCAGCTTCTTCATCATCTGCACCACCTGCGGATATTGTTACATTTTCAGCTTCATTGATATAACTTAAAGGTGTAATTAAATTATTGATTGAACCAATAATATAATTATTTGATGCAGACCCTGGAGTCTCACAAGATGCTTCCGCAATAACTTCTGTTTGTCCTGCTTTTAGAATTACAGTTTGAGTCGTTTGGAATATAAACAAGCCATCTTTAGTTTCAACTTCAGTTCCTTTTTCGATTACAAAATCAAATTCTAAAGGTTCATCAACTTTGAATTTTAAATCTGTAACAGAACAATTCGCAAGAAGTTTCTTTACACCTAAAGGCTCGCCAATGTGTTCAAGAATATCAAGAGGAGCATAGCTCAATAAATTTTGCTTTGCCGTTTCTTGAATTTTCATCCTTAAAATTGTTTCACGATAAGCACCGACATCAACCATTAAACGTTCAATTTGTGCAGGTTGAAGAACTTTGCCAGACTTTTGTTCGTAAAGTTCTACCCATTCTTTAGTAATGGTTTCAGGATTTCTTTCGATAAAATTTGGTTCAGGAAGTTGTGTCATAAATTAACCTCCACAGAATCTGAAACTTTGCCATCACTTAATGACCATTGCACTTTTATATTTATTTGAGTTTGGTTAATTTCAACAGTTACAGAATCAACTTTTACTCTTTTTTCCCATAGAGTTATTGCATCAATGGTTTCTCTGATAATATTTGCTTTTGCAATATTCACAGGATAATCAACGTACTTCAAAATATCCGAACCAAAAGTCGGACGATGAGGAACAGAACCTTTTTGTGTTGATAAAATAACTGCGATGCATTGGTTAATATCTTCAACACCTTCTGCAATGCTGCCGATTCCGTTTAATTTATATTGCCAATCTACATAGGTAATTTCATTCAAGTTCGTCATTACATAGCCTCCTTGGGAGCAGATGTTGGTGCTCCTTGATTACCGGTGTGAGTGTGTCCATTGTAGATATCTCTCATAGCCTGCATAGAAGATTTTTTATCAGTAATGTCTGTTGCTGATAAAATTCCATCAGTATTTTCTAAAAAGCCCGTTTGATAAATATCACCGACAATGTTTACAGTTTTAGCAACAATAGTGAGCATTTGATTTTCTTTGTTGTATTCAATAAAACTGCCATCTTCAAATTTAGCGATATGTTGGTCTTTTGTTATTCCAGGGACTTCATCAAGGCTTGTATAAATTGAGCCGAGAATAACTCCGTCTTCTGAATTTTCATCCATAAGACAAGCGACTTGTTCTCCAACATCAACAATTGAATAAAACTTATCTTTCAAAGTTTTCTTTTGAAGTATTGGTAGCCAATAAGAAAGAATATTATCGTCAGCAAATTCAACACGTGCTTTTGCTGTTAAAGGATTTATAGCAGTTACAATTCCGAATTTTAGCACGATTTAACCTCCAAACTTGTTCCATAACCTGAAGTCCTATCGATAAAATGTCGTGTTTGAGTGATGTGATATTTTCCTGAAAAATAACCCAAGTCTTTTAGTTCAACATTCAACCCTGCAATTAAATTTGGAGTTCCAACTAAATCGATTGAACCCTCAATGGTGTTGTTTCCCTTTGCAAGAGCTGCTTTTGCTTTTAATAATGCTTGTTGTTTATTTTCACATCTTTCAGTAATTTTAAGAGTATCGCCTTTGACACATTTTTCATTTTTAGCAGTAGCTGTAATCTTTTTTCCTGTCTTTGGGTTGTGATAACTTACTGTTACTGCTTTATAATTCTTGCTTGTTTTCTCACTTAAAGTGATTCTTGTTAAATCTGTTCTATATAATATTTTCGCAGCATCAGCACCTGTGAGTTTTTCTGTTTTATAAAATACAAGATTACCTTCTGCAATTTTGAAAATATAGCCATATTGTTCAGCTAACTTCTTCAAGAATGTTAAATCACGTTCTTGATTTTGAGTTATTCTTTCAACTCTGACATCTTCAATTTCGCCAACTAAAGTAAGACTGTGTTTTTGTGCGATTTCTGATGCAATTTGTTTTAATGTTTTATTTTCATAAGCAACCGAATTATTTTGACGAAGTGCTTTTGTAATTCCTGTCGCAAGTGCTTTAACTGTTAAAGTATCAGGAGGTGTTGCAAACTCTATTTCATCAATTTCAAAGATGCCACAATTTAATAATTTTTCCCCTTCATAACCAATAAACACACGAAGTGAATCGCCCTTTGATGGAATCCAAGAGCTCTGCCATAACTTTTGAGTATCATCAAATGTTATGGTTATTTCATCACTTTGCCCATGTTCATAATCAGTATATTCAATATTTAGAACCTGATTAGAAACATCTTTAGTGATGTCCTTTTGATTATATTCAATTTTGAATATTGGTTTATACATTATTTTCTCCAAGGGGGTAGTTCAAATTTAATAGTTTCAGAAGATTCAAGAACAGGAATTTTAAGTTTTATCCCTGCAACAAGCGTGGGGTTTATTTCTATATTGGGATTGGCTTTTATAATCTCTTCATACTTATTTGCATCTTTGTAAAACTTATATGCGATTAAATCCCACCGGTCATTGTCTTGAGTAATGTAAGAATAGAATTCCGTCATTTCTTTTTAAGACCTCCCTGCTGTTCGTTTTCTTCGGGAATTGGGCCTGTGTATTCAATAAGTTTTAAATCTACTTGAATAGAGATAAAATCGCCTTCATTAGAGGCTTGTTCTGTAACTGATGAAATTTCAGTTATGACAAAGATTCCGACATATTCCCCATTCCCTTTGATAAATTTTAGTGGTGTGCCTTTATTCGCAACCTCTTTTAATTTATTGATTTCATCTTCAGGGGTACAAAAAGAAGAATGAAAGTTTAATTTAATGTCCTGCTCTTGCAAATTCAAACCTAGAAATTGAAGCACAGGTTTTTGATTTATGCGTTCGTGTTGCGCATAATTATAACTTTGAGATTCATTCATCCCATTGAAATATGTTATTAAATCAAATTCTATGTCTCCAAGTTGTGCAAACATTAGTAAGCTAACCTCAGCATTCTTTCATTTTCTTTTCTAACTAGGTTTAAGATTTCATCTTTGTGTTTTTTCAATAATTGAGCAAAGTCCTCTTTAGCAGATGGGGTTGAACCTGATAAATTTATTGTTGGATTGTAATTAATAACAACAGAACCTGAATTTACACCTCTCACGTTGGCTTTTGTGCCGTTTGTTTTAAGGTTCAAGGCATTGTTCATCGCCTTAATTATTGGCATTGGTTTTATTGCATCAGCAATAGTTTCTGATATTTTGATTTTGTGTAAATCTTTGAGTGGACCAGTTTTCGCAGGAGAGTGTGGCAAGTGGTCTCTAATAATTTGTGCGTGTTTACCAATAGCATCTTTTGTTTTGCCGATTTTAGATAAAATGCCACCTGCAAGCATATCGCCTATTTTTTTACCAAACTCAAACACTTTAGTTATGAGTTCAACAATTTTCACGATAATATTAGCGATTGCTTTACCAAAACGGACACCCATTTTTTCAGCAGCTCCACCAGTATCTTCAACCGGTTTTACTAATTTCTTAAACCAACCAATAACTGCCTGAATTGGTTTTATTATTGGAGCAAAGACAACGGCAAGCCTTTGGAATAATGGCATTAGTGGTGCAAATCCCTCTTTTAAACCTTGCCACATTCCTCTGAAAAATCCTGAAATTGGCTTCCAATATTTATAAATAACAAAGGCTAACCCTGCAACTGCCAACGCAATCCAACCAAGGGGATTTGTGAGGAGGGTAATAGAAAACGCTCTAAAAGCAACGATAGCAGATTTGATTATGCTAGGAATTGCAAGGAAGCCTTTTTTAAGTGCTGTTAATCCACTAATAATTGAAGATGGAATACCTTTTATTGAAGCAATACTCCAATTCTTTAATGCGATTGTGGATCTTGATATATTTGCAGGGAGTTCGGTAAAACTTCTCATTAAACCGACTTTTAAATCGTTGTTAATACGTCTTAAATCAGCACTAAAACCTAAAAATGCGTATCGTGGTAAATTTAGGTTTAATTTATTCCCTGCTTTAAAAATATTAAAGGCGGTTTCAAGACTATGAGCAGATGAACCAAGTCCAAGGAATCTTAAAAGTTGGACAGAGTTGTTCATAAGAACAGGAGTTAATAAACGTGCTTGATTTAGGAATGTACCATAAAAGCCGATTAGCTTTCCTGTCATCATTGTAAATGTTCCAACTAAAGTCAAAACTACACCTGCACCGATAACTCCAACAATTGCAGAGAATAAACCTTTTTGTAGAATTGGGTGTTTGTTTATGGTTGTAAGTAATTTATTTAAAGCCTCTAATGGTGCGTGAAGATGAGGGAATACAAGCTCCTTCATATTTATTCGGAGCTGTTTCCATTGTTCATTGGTAGTTGTCATCATATTATTGAAGTCACTATCAATAATGCCATCTGCACTTAAAGCAGAGTTTTTAATTCTGACATATTCGTTTAAGTTTTGGAGCATTGGTTTAATGAATGCCAAAACCTGTTTGTCTTGGAATACTTCAGACACTTTGAAAATATCCCCACCACTAGCAACTCTCATAGTATCAATTACTTCAAGAATTGGGTCTTTTCCTTGTTCTGCTGCTTCAAGCAAAACTCTTTTTAAATCGATACCAAATGTTTCTTCAAAGTTTTTAATTGCTAATGGCGAAGTTACTTTTTGAATAAAGTTTTCTAAATTGTTTGCTGCTTCGGAGGCACTTCCTGCACCTTTCATTGCAACCTGCAACGCAGCACCTAATGAGGCAACGGCAGGAGTACCTTTCATTCCTAACATTGATGCACCGGCAGTTAATGATGGGAATGCTTGAGCCATATCCTTTAATTCAAATCGTCCTTCTTTACCTGACATAGCCAAGATATTCATCGCAGTTGATAAATCATCAATCGGCACTTTTAAGTTATCAGCAACAGAAAAAGCAGTTCTTGAAATATCAACAATTGCTGCTTGTTCTGCTGTTGCAGTTCTTCCGATTACAGTCATATAATCAAGTGCTTTTGATGGATCTATCCCTGAAGCAACAAGAACATTTAAACCTTCTGCAATTTCAGGACGATATTGGTTTGTAGTTCTTGAGATTTGGGCAAGTCTTTTATCCATTTCAGCAATTTGGTCTGTTGTTAAATCGCCAATGTTTGCAAGTTCACGAAGTCTATGTTCAAGTTGAAAAGCCTCTTTAACAGCTTCTGTCATTCCAAATTGATGAGCCATACCGACACCTGCTGCCGTCATAACTCCACCAACTTTTGCAATGTTTTGCCCAAGTTCATCTAGCTGTTGAGAGGTTTTTCTAATCTCATCTTGCATCTTTTGAAACTCTTGATTAGATTTTTGAACAGCATCTTTAATTACCCTCGACATTTTGTCGATGGCAACTAAAGTTAATGATATTTTCATCATTGAATCAATCATTCTGCCTGTAATCCTTCTTCAATAGTTTCCTTCTTTTTAAGCGAATATTTCATCGCTTCTGACACCCAAAATCCCAAGTCCTGCAAGGGCATCTCTTTAATATCTGAATAGCTCCACCCTGTGGTTTTACACAGATGGATTATGCACTCGGCTGTGCAAGTTGAAACTTTCCCGAAATTGCTGCCTGAAGAGTAATAACATCTTCAATCGGAAGTTCTAAAATATCCTCATATACAAGGAAGTTGCCATCAATTTCGCAAAGCTCTGCAATTAAAGCATAAGGAATCTCTTCACTAGTTTTTGCTTTCATTTGTGCGTGAAGTAAATCAATGCCTTTGCCTTGTTTGATTTTTACTTTTTTGCCGTCAGTTAAAACTAATTCTTTAGCCATTTTATGCTCCTATATTCTTCTTAAATGTTTTCAACATATCGACTACACTTACTTTGTAGATGTTTTCAAGAACATCAATTTCAAAGATTTCAGCACCATTCACGACTAGTTTTGCATATGTAACAGCCATAGTTGTTTCATATTCAGCATTATCGTGAGGTTTAATTGTACCTAGTGGGAATTCTTTAAATGTTCCGATAATAAAAGCAGTTGCCGGAACTTCTTCCACTCTGCCTGTCCCGTTGTAGGTTTCAAGCGATGCTCTCACTTGAATCATCGCAGCAGTAAATGGGGATGCAGCCGCTAATAAAACTTCAGGATAGAGTGCGTTCCATTTTATTTTGCATTCTAACTTG